GTCACCATTTTGACTATCGCTAATTCCTAATTTAGAAGAATTATGTGAGCTGATTTCTAGGTTACTATCGACTTGGGTGTTTTGTGAAACATAAATTCTACTTCTATCATTTTTAAAATCTGGATCACCTTCACCTAATGAAATACTTTTTTTATTTTTTGCAAGTTCAATGTTTTGCAAATCATTGATAACAGAATTTCCGCTGGTTGAAGGGCTTTGTCCTCTGCCCGCTACGATGTCAATTGAACCTGCACTTTTCTTTTTAAATGTTAAATCATCTGTGCTAACGCTTTTAGGACCTTCTTGTATAGGATTTTGTGGATCAGATATGTCATCATAGTTTGTGTATGTGACTGCACTTCCAGTTCTGTCCCTACCTAAAACTATTAGAGTATTATTACTTCCCTCTATTGCTATATCACCTGGTCTTTTTCTAAATCTTGGAATTGGTTCATAAACAGATGCCTTAACTGCCTCAGATTCTGAAAGAATTCTTTCATACACACCTGGATCTTGATAAAGATAGCTTCCGTTTTTAAAGTGATACCGTGGTTTAAAATTTGTGTCTTCATGAGAATTTACTGTTATTGTTGTATCAGTAACGATCCTTGTTTCAAAAGTTACATCATCTATTCTTGGGAAATGAGTGTGGTTAACGTCATCAACATGTCCTGGTCCAACAATAGAACAAATCCAATAACCGATATTATCAAAGGTTGTAAGGTGCTCAAATAAAACCCATACGTGCTCACCGGGTTTGCAAGGTAATGATAGTGATGATGGGAAAAAGGGATAAAGAAACATTAGGCTATTTTCACCTATGATGTTTCCTTTTGTTTGATCAGTTATTTTTTGAGCTAAAATTGTATTTCTTGGAAGTTCAAAATTTATTGCTTTTTCAAGATTTAGTATTCTTTTGTCTCCGTACTTGTTGACTAATTGAACCAATTTTTGTTGATCAAATACGAATGGATCAAAAAATACTTCAACAACAATCCATCTTTGCAATACAGGATTTAAGTTTATATCTAAACCCTTACTGGCATTATATACGGCAATTTCTCTTCCTTTTTGCCTGTGTATTCCTTCTACGATATCTTTAATATCCATGTCAATTGTTCCTTATTTTATCGAACAAATCATCTGGATTTATTGATTCATTTGCAGATTCCGCGCGGGCGATCAATTCAGCTAACTTTATTAACTGATCGTTTGCCTTGCTCATTTTTTCAATGTAAGAAGAAATTGTTTTTCCGTGCACTGCATGTTCAGTGCTTTTGTCCTGAACTATCAAAACAAGTTTTGTAAACATGATGTATGCATTTTGACGATCAGTGATAGCATTTTCGTATATTTCTTTCCACAATTGTTTCTTTTTGTCGTTTAACGATTCTATCTGGTTCAATAATCCGCTAAAGTCTTTTACTTTGTCTTTTATTGAACGATCAATTTCATCAACAACGCCAATATCATCAATGTCAGTCATATTTCACCAGATTCTTTTTAAAATTATTCAAATAATTCAAACTTTTGTTCCAATTTTAATTTATTGTAGTGTTTTTTTACGGACTGCATTGATGTCGTGAGCTGCTTTGGACTAAGACCGGACAACTCTCTTATGTAAAGAAGTATTGCACTTTTGTTGAGTATGTCTATGTCGTTTATGTTTTCAAAAATTGTTATGACAGAGTTGATACACAATAACTCATTTTCAACTTTAACTCGGGATCGGATTTCATACATGAGCCTTAGTATGCTTGCGATATTTTCATTGTTTTCTAGAAAAAAATCTTGAGATGGTATCGTACCTTTTTCCTCTATCACTTGCATCTCTGAAACAGTCAATCCCTTAGGATCATCGATGCTTATGTCTCTTTTGCCTCTTTGCGCTTTTTGTTTTGTTTTTATGATCAACCAATTTTTTGCAACGACGTTGAAATAAGAAAACGCATTTGTTCCCATATTGGGATTGAATTTGTGTATCGTTTCAAACAAAAAATTTACACAATCATTTTTTAAATCTTCATAAGTGTCATGTAGACCACTAAACTTATGTATGTTTATTAAATTTTCAACCAACTTTTCAAAAGCAGGCATTATTTTTTCTACGTAAAGCTTTTCCCTAACTCTTTTATCTACTGATTTTTGAAATTCAACGATAGCTTCTTGAGTTTCACCAGTAAAATAAAACCTAAGATTCTTAGGCTCTGAGTTTTCTGCGTTTTTTTGACGCTTCCTTGTTCTTTTTACTTTTTTTTCTATCACGGCATTTTTTCCTCATCTTGAACACTTTCATAAGAAAAAGGTTCTGTTACTTTATTAGCGATCAGTAGCATTGCTGACCTAGCACTTTTTACATCATTTATCATCGTTATGACGACAGGATCATCAAAAAGAACAGGAGAGTTTAAATGTTTTGATACGTTTTTATAAGATTCATCAATTATATCAAGTGACTCTTCAACTTGGGCGCTTATTTCATCCATCTTTTCAAGAAGTGACAAACACTTTTTGACGCTATAAAACAATCCTACAATCGTTAAAACATTAATGATTAATAACATTACGTAGATCATTTATCACTCACACCAAATATTTTGAAAGTTTTTCATCATAAATTTTTGAGATTGCATCATGATTGTAAAGCTCTATGATTTTTTTAGAACCTTCAATTGACCACTCTTTTGGTGTTGATGAACTATTTCTAAACTTTGCTACTTTTTTCTTGAAATCAACCTCAGACGCTTCTGCCCACTTTGAGTTTTTCATGAAAATTTTATCATCAATCCTACTATGATGGATTTCAGTAAGCTTACTTTCAATACTGACAAATTTTGTATGTTTCATAAAATCTATGTGACCAGACCAGTTTGTTGCAATCACTGGAAGACCTGATGCTGCAGCCTCTAACAGAGGTAACCCATAACCCTCACCTCTTGTCAATGAAACAAGAGCTTTTACTTTGGGATGTTTATAAAGTGAAGCAACTTCTTGATCACTCATGTCACCATGAAGTAGATAAACTTTTGGGTTAACTGATCTGCGTACTTCTTTTAGTAAAGAATCTAGGTTTCTTAATACGATGTTTCTGTCAATTCTTGTGTTTCTACCTGCGTTTGTTTTTATGATCAACCCAACATCACTATCTTTTTCAAACGTTTCACACATCCATTTTATCGTGAATAATAAGTTTTTTCTATCATTATAAGGATTGTTTCCTGTCATTTGTCCAAACAACAAAAAGTTAAAAGAAGTTTTTATAAAATCTAAGTTGATTGGCTTTATTTCTTTTGTTATTTCATCGTTAAACGATTCAGGAATAACGTGTGAATCAACGGTTAGATTACCAGCGCTTTGTAAGCTTTTTAACGAGTGTGTAGATGGAACAACAACACAAGACATTTTATTGCAATCATTTACCCAATCAGGATTTGCTCTATCTGTTTCTACTGCTGCCGTTATTCCTATGTTAACTGGTGATGTGTTTTGATCCCATTCGTTTGGTAATTGTAGCTGAAAAGAAACATCGGCCTTTTGATCTGGTGCTGTTGTTCTTTCCATTATTTTCCCTATGAGACCATCATGTCTAGACTTGTCTAGGATCCAAGGTGTATCTCCCCATGGGGTTACAACAAACCTAACATCAATATCACCCTTAGATAGAAGCCACCTAGCTACTTGCCTGCTATGTACTCCATAACCTGATTGAGTAAGCACTGGGCCTTTGAAGATAATTTTTTTCATTTTTCAAATCTCCTTTAATTCCCAGGATTTATGTGTTTCTTTCCAGGTATCAACTAATTTTGTTAAAGATTCATCCCACTTTGTAACGAGATTGCTAATATTGTAATCTTTTTTAGCATGCTCTAGTGCTCTTTGTCCAACTAATTTTCTTTTTTCAGGTCCCCACTCATACATTTCCATGAATGCATTTGTAAGAGATTTATGAGTTATGTAATCTTCAAAAATGTATGGAACAAGTTGGTTTCCAACAAGAGAGCTTGCGTCTGGATTTAAACCGATTCCAAATTGTTCACCGGTTTCGATGTCCTCTACTTGCCTTGTTAATCCGCCTGTTTTTATTGCAATGATAGGTTTTCCACACATCATTGCCTCAAGGGTTGACAATCCAAATCCCTCATTACAGCTTCTATTAACTACGGTGTCAACAGAATTATACAGCTTATTCATGTCCTGAAATTCAATTCTATTTTTTGAAAAAAATACATGATCCTTTATCCCTAACATGTCAACAACATGTAGAAGATTGGGTCCTTCTGGATCTAATGGTTCAGTGTGCATGATCAAAGTTGCCTTTGCATGACCATGCTTTTCTTTTAACTCATCAATGAAACTTTTCCATGATATCAATATATCAGATGGCATTTTTCTTCTAGCGTTTCTTGAAACAAATAGTGCAGTAAAGTGATCTGCTCTTTGGGGTCCAAGAAACGCAATTTTGTGTCTTCTTTGTTCCTCTTCATTCAAGGGAAAATACACTTCATTTGGAATGGCATGAGGAATGTAATTCGTTTTTTCAGGAAAACGTTCTTTTACCATTTGGTATGTTGGCCAATTGATACAGTTGATTAAATCAGTTGATTCATATAGAACTTTGTTAAAGTCTGGCCATGGGTAATTATCCCACAAATGATTGTATGCTATGGGACAAATTTGATGTATTTCATCTTCCATTTCCCAGGTCCAAATAAAAAATCTGGGATCAGTAAACAACAGAAGTACATCAGGTTTTTCAGACGCAAGAACTTGTCTTAGCATGTTTCTATCACCAAACCCATTGGTTGGTTTAATGATGAAATCTTGATTGACAACAACTGTTCTATAATCTTCGTGTTTTACTGCTCCACCAAAACACTTAAATCTCCATTTACCTGTTGCTATTAACCCATGAATCAACCATCTGGCCTGTGTTCCGACGCCAGAACTTGAAAGTGGATGATCTGAAAGTAATAAAATAGTTTTTTTCTGCATCAGTCGTTATATTACTTACTTTTGAAAAGTTTGTAATAATTTTAAGTGCAGTGTTCAGTGTTTTTATATTCACACCAGGTGCAAGCGTCACGATTTTTTAGTGCAACTCCTCTTTTTACAGAGGTAATCATGTTGCTTACTACCTTAAGAGAGCGCTTGATGGGTACTTCACCGAGAGACACTGAGAATAGTTCACAATGATCTCCGGGTTTGGCGGATTTCTTTAGGAGTACAAACCCACAACGTACATCTTTTAGTTTAATATGAGGATTTTTTTGACACCAATAGTTTTTATATAAAGCTAACTGTGCCTTAATCATGTCATCAGATCGTTTTTCTCGAAACCATCCCCTCGCTGTAGTTTTCCAATCAAGAATCCAATATAATGTTTCTCCTCGTTTACCCTTTGATTTAATCACACCGTCAATGAAACCTTTAAATGCATGAGGATGATTTTCAACCCCTTCATAAAGTTGATGTTCTGCGTCGACGACTTCCCAATCTGGAAAGGTTTCATCAAGAAATTTTGGAACTTCCGACAGTATTACTTCAGCTTCCTTTTTAGATTTTTCTAAAGATTCAGGACTAAAATCTGGATTTCCTTCGTGCTTTGCCCACGCTTTTTCCATGTGATCAAAAGCAATTTCATGCTTCATCTCTTTTGTTAATAAAAAGTGTTCGCAAGAAGCATGAACTGCGGTACCAAAATCTAAGACTGGTGATGGTTTTGAAAGATCAATTTTTTTAATATGAACCAGGTTATGTCTGTATGAGCATTCTTTCCACAACTTTACTTCTGAAAAACTAACATGAGGTTTTCCAGTTGGTAGTACCTCAAAAGAGTGCGTTACTTTTTGCATTTAAGCATAGTAAAACTGTCTTAGTCTTTAGTTCAATACCTTTAATTTATCTAACTTCATCATTAAAAATTTTAATGGCTGCGCCGATTGCTTGGTGCATATCAAAATATTTGTATTTTCCTAAACGTCCACCAATGATGTATTTGTAATCTTTTTTGGAAATCTCTTCATATTTCTTGTATAAAGAATTATTGGTTTGATTGTTAATTGGATAGTATGGCGTTGAATCTTTGGTCCATTCTTCTGGATACTCAGTTGTGACGACAGAATTTATTGATTTTAAAAACTCAAAATGTTTGTGTTCAATTTTTCTGGTCCACGGAACGTCGATATCAGCATAATTGAATATTGCATTTCCTTGATAATCTTGTTGTTGAACGAGTTGAGTATCAAATCTAATAGTTCTGTATTCAAGTTCTCCAAAACAGTAATCATACAATTGGTCAATACATCCTGTGTATAAGATTTTCTTGGATATTGATTCTAACATAGTTTTTTCTTTGAAAAAATCTACGCCTAATTTGACTTCTATCCCATCAAGCATGTTTTCAAAGATTTTTGTATAACCCTCCTTAGGAATACCTTGATAACAATCATCAAAATAATTGTCGTCCCAAGTCAACCTTATTGGAATTCTTTTTAAAATGTTTGATGGAAGTTTATCTGGTGTTCTTTTCCATTGTTTTGTTGTGTATCCATAGACAAACGTTTCATACAGTTCCTTACCAATTTGACTAAGAGCCCACTCTTCCATGTTTTTTGGATAAGGATATATTTTTGCGTATTTTTCTGATTCTTCTTTTAATTTTCTTTTTGCTTCTTCTGGGGTTTTTACTCCCCACATCTGGTAAAGAGTCATCATGTTTATTGGAAAAGAGTAAATGTTTCCTTTTGAAATTACTTTTGTCCTATTAACATAATGATTGAACTCAGAGAACCTGTTTATAAAACTCCAAATGTCTTTATTTGACGTGTGAAAAATGTGAGGTCCATAAACATGAACGTTTATGTCTTCAATTTTTTTTGTGTAACAATTTCCTCCGATGTGATCTCGTTTGTCAATTACAAGACACTTTTTTCCTGATGCGTTTGCTAAATGAGCAAACGTCGAACCCGTTAAACCAGATCCGACGATTGTGTAATCATACATAAATGATTATCTCTTTTTTGTGATTGCCCTGCCGACCAGCTTTTCCCAATCTCTTTGAGGACGAACTTCCATGTTTTTGTGCCATGCACCGTTCATTACCTTTGGATCAACACCCAAAGTTTTTGCAATTGAGATGAGAGCATTGATGTCCTTAACAAAACAACTCCCGCCGAATCCAAATGCAGGTTCTCCAGTGTCATCAGCAGGCATCGGACCTGGGACCTTCCAGTGAGAATTACCTAAACGCTTATCAAGAGTTGCATACTCAATTACCTTATCATAATCAATGTTGGCACCAGCGTTATCTAATGCTTGACAGATTTGATAAAATTCATTTGCAAGAGCAACTTTCACTGCAAGATGAATGTTGGTAACGTATTTCACCATCTCAGCAGTTGTTGATGACGTTTTAATAATTGGAACATTTGGAAATGCTGCTTCAAAAATTTGTTTAACCTTATTGATCCACGGGCGAGGTCCGCCAAGTATGATGTGATTTTGATTTCGCATGTCATCAACAGCATTAGCTTCTGTCAAAAATTCGGGATTAAAAATCACACGCAATCCAGTCTCTGCAAACTTTTTATTCCACATCTCTACTGAACCTGGGGGAACCGTTGACTTAACCACTGCGATTCTTTCGCCCGATATTGCTGCAAGTTCAGTTAATGCACCATCTACAATACTAAGATCTGCTGATCCATCATCATACATTGGTGTAGGAAGGCACACGAAATAAACGTTAGAAAATCCCGGTGTACCACCTTCCTCATTATCATGAATTAATTCTGCAATAGATCCGGGATAACCAGCAACTGGATCGCCATGGCTGGGTAAAGAGCCTTTGGCATACTTACCTGCTTTGTCATAAGCGTATACATCAAACCCACGTTCTGAAAAAACCGTTGTAAGAGATCCGCCAACGAATCCTTGTCCAATTACTGCGATTGATTTCTTTTTCATAGTTTTTAAATTTAATAGAGACTGATGATATGTTCAGTTCATAATTCAACCCAATCTTCTGCTATTGATGTTTCAGGTCTTATTGGATTTTTTAACCAATTACCGTTAGCATCCAACATTTTGTTAAACCCAATGGGTTTAGCTACAATTTCTATAGAATTAGGGCGTGATTGATCATAATCAAGAATGTCAATATAATCGTAATATTTCCATCCCGTAGAATCTTTCGCTTGCCAGTATGAACCGTATCGTTTATTTCCCCTAACTCTACCTTGTGTACCACGAGGATCAGTGTAAATTGCAACTGATTGAGGAACAGCACTCAACGCTGTTACATACCTTGGTATCTTACCAGAAGAGATCAACTTATTAACCTTTGCTCTCATTTCATTTTCAGAGTCCATTCCACCTTCATGATTCAAGTTTTTTTCGTGCCACGGCGCGATTTGTTCTATGACTTGTCTACTGTATAATGTGTCTGCAGCTGGAGATATTGGATCTCTTGAAATATCTGCAAAGAAAGTGTTTCTTGAAAACGTTGGACATCTATCATCTGGGAATCTATAAATCTTATGAGATTTGTGTGTGATGTTACGTTGTGCATCCAGCATGAAGCTACCAACAACGTCAAGATTCTTATCATAAAATGATATGACATCATTTAACCAATCATCTAAAACAAATTGCATGTCACCTTGTAACATGCATATGTAGTCTCCTGTTGCTTTAGAAATAATCGTGTTTAAACCAATTGCAAATTCATTGGCCGGATTTCTTTCTAATTTCTTTATGACAGTTATACCTCGAGATTCCAAATCATCAAGGTATTCAGAAATGCCGGGTTCTATTGATGCATTGTCAACAACAATTAACTCTTTATTGCTGTAATCACGTGTTGTGTCAATCAAAGATTCTACACAGCTCTTGAGGTAGAACAATCTATTACAACTTACAATACCAAAAGTTACTTTTTTCATTTTGATGATTCTACAATTTCTTTTAGAATTGTTTTTAAGTCTTTTGTCATTCTCCACGCCGGATAGTGAGACTTAAATTTATTCATGTTAGAAATATAGCAAATGTGATCTCCAATTCTAGCTGTATCAGAAAGAGAGTAGTTTAAAGTATGACCCATCTCGCCCAGTTCTCTTATTATTTCTAGGATAGATGCACTATTTTGTCTACAACCACCTATGTTATAAACCTCTCCAGGTCGAGGATTTTTTAAGAATTCATGAAATGCTGTACAAACATCATAAGAATGAATTTGGTCTCTAACTTGTTTTCCTTTATATCCGTAGATTGTATAATGTTTTCCTTGTACTGCACATTTGACGATGTAATTTAGAAAACCGTGTAATTCAACACCTGCATGTTGAGGTCCCGTCAAACATCCTCCTCTAAAAATTCCAATAGGCATGTTAAAGTATTTTGCATATTCTTGTGCTAAAAGATCACCTGCTGTTTTTGAGACACCGAATAATGAATGTGTCGTTTGATCAATTGACATTGATTCATCAATTCCATTTTCATATTTAGAAGAAGAATAATCGTATCTAAATTCTTTTTCTATAAGATCAAGTTTATTTGGTGTATCTCCGTAAACCTTATTTGTACTTACATGAATCATTGGGGATTCAGGGCAGTTTACTCGTATTGCTTCTAAAATATTTAGAGTTCCTGTTGCATTCGTGTGAAAATCATCATAAGGAATTTTTGCAGCCAAATCGTGCGACGGTTGAGCTGCTGCATGAACTATCAAATCTGGTTTTTGAGTTTTAAAAATTTCATTAATTTTTTCTTTATCTCTAATGTCGCAGCTTTCGTGTGAATAGTTTTTAACTTTCAACAATAAATTTGTCACATTTGAAGTGTCACCATTTGGACCAAAAAATGTTTTTCTCATATTGTTGTCTATCCCAACGACAACGTATCCTAAGTTAAGAAAAAATTTTGAAACTTCAGAACCTATTAATCCTGATGATCCTGTGACTAATATCTTTTTCATTATTTTTAATATTCTATAGAAAATGTTTGTATGTTTTCTATTTTTGCATCAATGATTGATTGTGCTTTTTTCACAATAAATTCTAGAGTTAATTCATTTTTTATTGATGCTACGTTGTTTTCAATATTTTTTCGTACATTAGGATTGTTAAGTAAAAAATCTATCTTGTTTTCCATACAAGAAAAATCATAATCATCGCCCATTGAAGAATAATGTACGTCTTCCACGCAAGACCACGGAGTTTCTTGTTGTTTTAATGACAAAACACAAGATTCAAAAACCATGTATTCATAAAATTTCATAGAAGATTTTCCAACACATGGGAAATCTAAACAAATTTTACTCCTATGAATCATTTCAAAAAATTTATCTTGTGGAAGATCCCCATCAAAAATTTGTATATTTAAATCTTTTCTTTTTTCTTTAATCTCTTTTATTTTTGAGTATCCTCTAATTCCAGCACCAACCCACCAGGTTTTTATATCTCTATTTTTTGGCCATGCATATGGTCTACAATGTTGCAAAGACAATCCACCAGCAAAAAAAACATCAATATCTTTTTCAAGATTTTTGTTTTTTAAATGAGTCGAAATATTAAAAATTTTTGCTGGATTTGTAGCAAACATTCCTATTGAATGAACATCGGTTTTAAATGGGTAAAACTGATTGCAATCGGGGTCTCTATTTACTTGCTGTTTTAAAATTAAATAGTCATGAGGTTTATAAGTCGTTAGTATTTCATTAAATGTTGGCCATACTATTTTGCAATCTGAAGGAGTTCCTCCGCTTCCATCATCGGTGTCAATAAGAACTAATAGTTTTTTGTCATTTTTTTCATATAAAAAACAAGAGAAATTTCTTCCTAAAAAATCATTTGACATTTTTTTATCAAGAACTGATTTTTGTGTAATGTTACTTTTCAATAACATTTCTTGAAAATTTTGTATTTGTTCTCTAGTGTTTAATCCAAAATAGGTTATCATATGATTTCTTTTAGTTTATGTTTTTTTTCTAAATCAATATCCAACAAACCGATCCAAAATTCTGCAAGGTATCTACGCGGTTTTAGAATATAACCATTATTTTTTTTATCTTTTTTACCTGAAATTAAAAAATCAAAATCTTTAAAAAAAGATTCACAACCTGGGTTTGGTAAATTTTTTATGTGTTTTGCGGTTGTCCACCAAAAATTTCCAGAAAAGTGTCTTGGTATTTTTTCATTTATCACATAAGGTTCACAAATTCTTGCTCCACAAGAATCATATTCATTTAATGAGCTTATACACTTTTGATGTTTATCTATAACGACATGAAGCATGTCATTTCTCCATTGAGTTTGATTGCTTACAACCCCCTTTAAGTGTAGGTAAAGAATTTTGCAATCATCATCTAATTGGTGACCATGTTCTTTAATTTTTATTAAAGTTGGAAATTCGTATTGATATACATCTTCAACGTGATGTATGATCCTACATTTAGGATATTTTAATTCATTAAATGATAACTTTTTATAATCCCCAACTGTAACAATTCTAATTTCTTTAAGTTTATCAATTAATCTTGAACTTACTATCCTTTGATAAATTTCATCAAATATTATTGATGATTTTTTACCATTATCTTTTGAAATTAAATAGTGAAAATAACATAACATGTTGTACTAATCTATTTTAGAGTGTCAACGTGTCAACTATTTTTTCATAGTATTTTGCAATTTTGGATATGTGATATTTTTCGCCGACTGCAATTGATTGATTTGATAAAAGATCATACAATGAATCATCTTTTACTAAATTGATAATGCTGTGCTTTAATTCTTCAAAACTTTCTATAAAGATGCATTGATTTTCGCCAAATTGTTTATAACTTTCGTATGGTAAACATATCGTCGGAATACCAAAACTTTGAAAATTAGTTAATTTAACATTTGGTTTATACTTTATAACTCTTTCGTAAATTCCTTCTTTTATTGAAGTTTTTTCAAAAAAAACAATTCCAATGTCTATTTCTTCAAAAACTGGTTGTAGTTCTTCGTGAGTTTGAGGATTTTTATTTATGAACTCTATTCCTTGTTTTCTACAAAAATCTGAAATGTAATCTTCTTTTATTGAGTATTCTGGTACTCCAACGTATCCTACTTTAGTGAGTTTATTTTTCCTTTTTGTTTTTTTTAAAAAATTACAATTGTGATGAGGAATCACGTAGATATTTTTATCTGTGTGTAGCGATAATTGTTGTTTAACAACATCATTGTTAACAATGTAAAAATCGCAAAGCGGATTAACGTATGTCGATAAATCATCACGATCTATTCTTCCGTAAAGATAATCAGTAACAGGATTATCTGCAACATCAAATCCTACTTTGATGTTTTTTGATTTGCAATATTTTGCGTATTGTTCGTTAAACTTTCTTACATGAATTGTTATTGGATTTTTTGGAATCGTAGGGAAATCTACGTCAACAAAGTCAGAACCTTTTATAACATTTGAAATTTGTTTCCCACGAATTATTCCTGAACTTCTTTTTGAGAACCCAACAAAAGTTATCATTTTATCACCATTTTATCTATAATTTTTTTTGCTCTTGCTTTTGAGGTATGGTAAACTAGTGCGTGATTTTTTCCTGATTTTCCAATTGATGATGTCATTTCATTAGAATTCAGTAAAATGTTTATTTTTTTGGCAAAAGAATCAATTGTATTATATGAAACTGCGTGTTGAAAATCATTAAATTTATTTTCAATAATAACATTATATTGCTGATATAAACAACAAGCTCCTGCACCGATTGCTTCCCAAAATCTATCACAGTTATCACCACCACCCCATGCATCAACCACTATTCTAGACCTTGACAAAACGCTTTTATAATCGTTTGAATTTAAATTATTAGCAACAACAACCTTATACTTTGAGTTTAAATTTAAGCAATATTCTGTAACTTCTTTTCTCAATCCTGTTTTGTGTTGCCCAAAAACACACATAACATCAATATCTTTATTATCTTCGCTTAATAAGTGACGATTCATCAACCCAAAAGGTAAGGGAATTATCCCGTTTTTTATATCTTGCTCATAGCACTCTCTTTTAAAATAAAAATCACAAGTTGATAACATTTTTTCATGAATCCAGGGTTCTCCACGCCTAAAAGTGGGATCTTTAATAGAATCCTCCATTTGATTTTTGTTTTGATAACCTGTACAAGTCCACTCGCTTCCATCTACGTAAGCTATTTTTAACTTATTTTTTAATTGATCAATTAGATAGTGACGAGGTGGTTTATTGTCTCTAACTTTACCAAAAAAAACGATAGCAAAACTTGCATCTTTTATTGATAAAATTTCTTCATCGGTAAAAGATTTTGTTATTCCGTTTCCAGAATCGGTCGCAATAACTTCAACTCCTAGTTTATTAAATCCTTCGATTACTAGTTCGGTAGTATAATCTCTTTTTTTATCAGGAGTGATTGCAACTATTTTCATATTAAAGATAAAATTACTTTTAGATAAGACTCATTTACATGATCACTGTTTAATAAAGCATAATTGATTCTTGAAATTAATTCATTTTTATTTTTGTATGCATAACGTATTGCATCAATTGCTTCTTTACAATCATTGATCATGATTCCATGATTCAAGCACATCTCATTAATTCCACCACCATCTTTATGATAAACAACTGGAAGTCCGCACGCAGAAGCTTCAATGTGATGCATTCCACAGGCTTCCCATCTAGCGGCAGTTATGTAAACATCGTGTTTTCTTAATTCGTCCCCGAGCTCTTTTCCGTACAATGGAGAAACTATTTTTGTATTTTTAGGTTGATACTCTTTGTAATATCTTCCGATATATGTAAATTCAATATCGCTATAAAGAGATAACTTTTTATCAATTTCAATATAAGCATCAAACCCCTTATTGAAATTGTCTGACCAATGATGAGTTACTACACTAATTTTTTCATTTTTTTCTTTTGGTTGCGGATAAAACCAATGAGGATTACATCCATTTCTGATAACTTGGCTATCTTTAGAAAATCCTCTTTCAACATAATGAGATTTTAACCAGTCACTAATAAAAATTGTTTGATCTGCAGCAATAGCTTTATTTGCTTTTATGTTAAGATCAACAAGAAAATTTGTACCTCTTGGAACGTCAGAATCATTGATTCTATGAACAACTTTTACTATTCTATTTTTTGTTATTAAAAAATTTTTATATTGTATTAGTTGATTAATGTCTCCAAATCCTTCATCATCTCGTGGATCGATCATTAAAATAATATCAACATCATCTTCATATTGCGTTGTTACTTTATGACCCAACGAAGACAAATAGTCAGCAAATCCCGTAGCAAAATGTATTCCGCCTCCCCAAGGGTTTCTTCTTAATTTTCTATTTATAAAAACTTTCATTTTCTTGTAAGAACGATTGAGTATTCTGGAAAATAAAGATAATCAATTCTAGTTCCTAAGAAACATTTGATAGAATGGGACGCATCTTCACAGATTGGTTCTCTGTCATTAAAGCTAGTGTTTAAAATAATTGGAACTCCAGATTTTTCTTTCCATTTTAATAAAAAGTTATAGTACCATTCGTTATCTTCTTTTCTAACCGTTTGTAATCTAGCAGTTCCATCTTGATGGACAACTGCAGGAACTAATTGTTTCTTTTCTTCTTTAAATTTTAGAACAAATTGCATGTATGGACTTTCCTGATAGTCGTTGAACCATTCATGGGCATCTGCTTCTAAAATAGAAGGAGCAAACGGTCGAAACCATTTTCTGTGTTTAACTTTTTCATTGATTACATCTTTCATATCAGCCCTGCGAGGATCAGCAAGAATACTTCTATTTCCTAACGCTCGGCGGCCTGATTCGCTCTTTCCATTAAACACAGCAACAATGTTTCCATCATTTAGATAATCGACTAACTTGTCAACAGTGCAATCATTTATTTCAACTGGATAGTTTTTTACTACCTTATCGAAATGATCTTTGTTCCAGGTCTCTCCTAGATACGGGGTAAAATTTTGATTCCATTCAATTCGAGGATTATTCAAAACTTCATGCCATACAATTTGTGCGGCACCAATCGCTAAGCCTCCATCATAAGGAACAGGAGGAATATAAACATTTTCTATTAATCCTGGGAACCATGATTTAATCTTTCCCATCGCAACAGAATTAAGAGCAACTCCTCCGGAAATGCAAAGATTTTTTGATTTTATTTGACTTATGTTAAGTGCAAAATTGATGATTTGTTTTAGTAAATCTTCAGTTGCCAATTGGAGTCCAGCTGCAAGATCGAACCTATCTTGTTCAGATCTTCTGGCTATTGCTGCCCAATGTTCTAGGTAAGGATGTGTTGGGTCTGCATCACTGGTTGCACCAGGAGGTTGATTATGAGGCTTTGCACTTGACGATATAATATCAGCCGTCAACATTTTGAAAAAATCTTTATAGTACTTCTGTGCATCACCAAATGCCGCCATTGCCATGACGGTACCTTCTTCTCCTCCTAATGGCCAGCCATTTTGAAGTTTAAAAACATATCGAGTAATTCTTGTCCAAACTCCTCCTATGTTTACTTCATACGGTTTAAAAGATTTTAACTGTTTTAATGAACAATCTTTTCCATACCAAATCGTACATGCTGTTTCAGCGCCATGCTCATCTTCTATACCACCACCATCTAAGGTTAACACAATTGCTTCATCTAAATTGCTTGAATAAAAAGCATTAGCTGCATGAGCCTTATGATGAGAAAAAAAGTGAAACTTTCCACCATTTTTTGTTGCAACATTCTGTGCCAATTCATAAGACTCAGAATATTGTTTTATTTTTTTGTTTGGATGCACTGAGGCAAAATGCGTTACATCCTTTGCTATTTCCTGAGATCTTTCAAATAAGAAATTTATTGAATCTCCGGGTGGTGATTTTTCTCGATTGTATCTTTCATACTCGGCATGAATTATTGGTTCACCGTTTTCTAAAACACAAAAAGAACAATCGTGACCAGACCACACACCAGCTATTTTCATATAATTCCTCACTAATTTGTATTAGCTTCTCATACCTTTGTACACAGTCTTTTTTAGTTTTGAATTATCAGCATCAATTGATTCTATTAAATCAAAACTTAAATCTAAATCTTTCAAAAGATTAATAAAAGATTTGGTATCTTTAGGTAAACACATTCCTGCATAACCCCGCAAATCATCAGAAACGTTTAAGTACAAATCTAAAGCCTTTCCTGTTTTTATATAAGCATTTTTTATTTTTGAATAATCACAATTCATTTTATCACACGCTTCAAAAAACACATTTGCAAATGTGATTCTAAGCGCTGCATAAACATTATTGAAATATTTTAAAAACTCAGCTTCAGTAGGAGATAATTGTACTATATTTTTAGGTAAATTTCCATGTACTTGTAATAATAAATCATAACATTTTTTGTTTTCAGTTCCTATTGCCAAAAGATTATGATTGTTAATAAAATCTTCTACTGCATATCTTTCTCTTAAGAACTCAGGTACAAAACAAATGTTATTGTTATCATAAAGCTCAATCATTTTTTGTGTAAATCCAGGAGTTGTTGTTGATCTTATTGCTATAATTCCTGAATACTTTTTTTCATGTAATGAAGCAATTACTGACTCTATGATTGACGTATCACATCTACCATCTTCTTTACTGGGTGTTGGTACACACAAAAAAATAATTGAAGTATCTAAGACATCTTCAATTTGGGTTTGTAATCTTAAGTCATGACATAAAACTTGATGTCCATTTTTTTCAAATCCAAATTTATTTGCAGATCCAACGCAACCAAGCCCCACGATTCCTATTTTCATATTAAAGACTCCACTGTACGCCTTAATCCTTCCTCTAAATTAATAATACTTTTTGTATCTACGATGTTTGACATTTTTTTTACGTCAGGACACCTTCGTTTTGCACTACCAGTAGGACTAGGTAGAATTTTTAACTTATTGGGGTCTACTTTCATTATTTTCATTATAATTTTAGCAACATCACTAACTTTTACTTCTTCTTGGTTTCCAACATTAACAATTTCACCTTTACAGCTAGTAATCAAATCATGAGTCATTTTTACTGCATCATCTATGTAACAAAAAGATCTAGTGTCATCTCCAACAATATAATACTCACCATTTAAAATCCTATGAACAAACTCAGGAATAAAGTGATCCTTTTGTCCCGGTCCATAAATGTTAAAATATCTAATGATTAGCCAATCTAATCCACAATTAGCAATTAAGTTTTCTCCTAAAGCTTTTGGTATGCTATAACTCCATCTTGGGTTTAGGATGTCTTCAAACATAATTGGGACTCGTTCATCAGTTGGTACATTATAGATTTTTGAATCTATTGTTCCATTAAAGATTTCACAAGTAGAAATAAAAACAAATTTAGTTTTTGTGTTAATGTATCTTTTTACAAGATTGAAAGTTGGAATTGTGTTGTTGAATGAAACCTCAGTTGGCTTTTCATAAAAAAGTTTTGTTCCATTAGTTGCTGCCATATGCACCAATACATCACAATCGGGTAGAGTCTTTACTAGATTTTCATTACATAAATCTTGACCATCTAACAAATCATAAGCAGATACTTGATTATCTTTTTTTATCAGATTATAGTAGTGACTACCAATGAATCCTTTATGACCAGTTAAAACTATGTTCATAAAAATCTTTTAAATAACTCTCTGTATTTATGGTATCCATAAGGTAATACTAAGTGTTCAACTTTTGGTATTGTTGGTACACAATTTAGCACGTTATCGTTTATAGCAATTTCTGGCAAGACATACTCTGCCATTCCCATTTTTCTTGATATTACTGGTACTTCTAATAATCCGCACTCAATTAATGATTGAGGACCACCTTCGTATCTTGAAGTTACCGGATAAATGTCTAGTGTTTGATAAAGCTCATTAACAACACTTTGTGGCGGTCTTTCTAAATAAGTGAAAGAAACGCCAATTTCATTTAATTTACTTATGATATATTGCCTACGCCACCCAGCTAAAACTACGTGTAAATTACTTTTAATTTTTTTTAGTTCTTTTAAGTAGTCTGCCAATAGATCTGGTCCTTTTTCTAATTTAGGACTTTTTAAATCATGACCCTCTGTGTCTCTTTGAAAAGATCCTATGATATAATGATCTTTTGGTATATCGTACTTTTCTTTAAAAAAGTTTTTTGTTCCCGTTTTTTTCCATATGTTTTGGTTAGCCCAATAAGGAATAACGACTATTTCTTTATCAGTATACTTGCTAATGAAATCTTTTGTATGGTAATTGGGTACATGATATAAGGCAGTTATTGAATCTCTTTGCTCAAATTCGAATATTTCTTTTTGTGTAAATTTTTCAGGAACTATGTGATGAATAGTCGTTATAACTTTTTTTGTCTTTAAAAAGTTTATTGAAATATTTTTCCAGCACCAATCAGAAAATAACCAAATGACACTAGCTTCGTTTGGATTTTTTGTGCTTATATCAAGATTGTCTTCGTACCACTCTTGTGCAAATCTGTCTATAATCCAATCTTCGCCTGGTGGGAAAACATAGACCTTTTTCATCATTAAATTCTTTCTAAGAATGACAAATATTCTTTCAATGTTCTATTCATTGAAACATCAAATGTTTTGTCTAAAGTTTCTTTTAATGGTAATTTATTTGTTATTTGAGTTATATCAATATCAGGAGGGTTTTCATATTCTGTTAATTCAAAATTATAATCATTTTTTTCATTTAGTATGATTCCATATTCTTGAACCAACTCTTTTGTTCCACCATGCTCAGAACAAATTACCGGCGTTCCTTGTGACAACGCTTCAACAACAGTGTTGGGACAATGGTCTAACCAAGCTGTATGTAACATCCAGTTAGATGCAGAGAATATTTCTAGACAAACCTCGTGAGGTTGAGAACCAGCATAGAAGATATGAGGATCGGCGATCTTGGTTGGATTTGAGCCTAAAACAATCAAAGCTGCAGAAGAATAAAATGTTCTTAAATGTTTATAGAGTTCGATGTTAGTCATCAATCTCTTTTGTGGATGCCAGTTTGCAGAACAAACAAACAACATTTCATACTGTTGTCTTAGTTGCTCTAATACTGGTATCTGGAACTTTTTAATTTCGGGTGCATTTATACCATTTCTGATTACAACGCCTGATTTAGGTTGTCCCCACCATTTTGTAGTCATTCCTCTATCAAAATCTGATTGCCATATCACACCATCTGCAAAGTGATACAACTTTTTGATTGCTGAATTTTTAGTCTCAAATTCTGAAGGTGAAAACCAAATTCCATCTAACCTTTGAATCACCTTATTTGCAAGCGGTCGACCAGATGGTTCTATAAAGACGATTGAAACATCTGCGTTTCTTCCATCATATAACTCGACATCATGTCCTGATTCTATCAATCCCATTGCTAAACGCTTTGCAAAAGAATTGGGTCCTGATGTTGAACCCATGTTGACATTGTCAAGGTGTATCTTCATGATCTTCGTTTGACTTCAGAAATGAATGGAACAGCAAATGGAGTCTTATTAAACATCATTGCCATGAGGGCGACTTCTTTTGTTTCAATGTTTGAAAGACTCGCTCTTTGAGTAAAGATGTTTGGGTCTAGTTCTTGACCGCCGTTGATTGTTACAGCATCATAGTACATCTGAGCGATAAAATTTACAGACTCATTTGTAAGAGGAACAGAAGATTCTTTCATTACTTCAGACAAAGAAAAGAAGATGTCTTGATAGATCTCTGAGCACACAGAAGAAGTAAGTTTTTCTCCCTTCCTTCTTGTCAATCTATCTGTCAATAACTTTGAAATTGATTCGTGTAGCGCTTCACCTTGCATCATTTGACGTATCCTCTTTCACGTAAAAACAAAGCTTCATCTCTTTGAAATATAGCATCATTAGTTTGATATGTTTCTGGAATATCATCAATTGTATAATGATACATTACTCTTGGTAAGAAAAATCTTTTATTTGAATTGTATAAAGCCGGTAGAAAGATTGCTTGGTCTCCGGCGCGGCGGATGTAGTTTCCATCTTCTCCTCGATAATTTTCGTCTTTTACACCATTTAATAACTTTTTTCTAAATGTTTTTAAATGGCTTGAAACCCAAGGATGTTTATAGGGATCTACACTTTGATTCATTGGTCCGCTGATATTTTTGTCGCTAAATCCCCATCTATGAGCTGACCATAAAATATCACATCCAGTTTGTTGGTATGCTGAGTTGATTATTGTTAATGCGTCTAGATCAATTAGCCAATCATCAGCGTCAATTCTACAAATTACATCTTCATCTTCACACTTTGAAATTCCAGTAAGTACGTTTGAAACTTCCCATTTCTTTTCAGAATTCCAAATAGTGATGATTTTATCATCATATCTACCGTTTAGAAGTTTTTTAAATTGATCACATATTTTTATCGATTCATTTTTATGATGTTCATTTGAAACGTCATCTATCAATATGATTTTCCAGTTTTCATATGATTGACCACAGATTGAGTGTAACATTCTTGGTAACGTATCAGATGCATTAAACATCGGTGCTACAAAAACAAATTTGTTATTTAACATATGATTTTATTGTTTTTTCTAGTCCCGATTCAAAATCAGTGTAATTAAACTTTACAATAGATTCAATCTTTTTTGTAGAAATCCAGTATTTTTTATCATGTCCTGGTCGATCTTCTACGTTTTTGATGATATCTTTAGATTTAAAGCTAGTTCCTTTTAATTTTCCATGAATAGAACAAACCTTGTCTATTACCTCAAGGTTGGTACACATGAAATTTGAGCTAATGTTATAGGTTGAATCCCATTTCTTTTCTAACAAAATTATGTTACGAACCATTGTAGCTGTATCAACAGCGTAAGTCCATTCACGTTGTTGATTTCCATTCCCATATAAAGGAAATTTTGTTCCATTTTGAATGCAATCAATTAATTTAGGAATAAACTTTTCTTTGTTTTGTTCGGGCCCATAATTGTTTGAAGGTCTAACAATTACATAATTAATTTTGTGTGTGTTATGATAAGCTTTGATCATCATATCTGCTGAGGCTTTTGTCGCAGAGTAAGGGTTCATGGGATTTAATTGATCTGTTTCACTAAACGGTTTATCATTTGCAGGCCCATAAACTTCATCAGTTGAAATATGACACAATTTTATAGATAACTTTTTGCATATGTCCAAAATGTTTGTTGTACCAAGAACATTTGATAAAACAAAATCACGACTATTTTTTATTGAATTATCAACGTGAGTTTCGGCTGCAAAATTTACTATAACATCTGGTTGATATTTTTCAGTTATTTGTATCAGTTTATCATCTGATATGTCAATCTCTACCAAGTTTTTTATCTTTTTCTTTGTTGATTCATTTGCAGCATATGTTAACTTATCAACAACTAAGACTTCATCTCCGCTAGAAACAAAATGATCATAAGCATGACCACCAATAAATCCAGCTGCACCTGTCATTAAAATCTTCATGACACTTTTCCATAATTTTCTAAACACCACTCAATTACAGAATCTGCAGTTTTTGGAACATATCCTGTAGAAACCAGCTTTGAAACGTCAAGAAGAGTGTTGACCCTTTTTACGTTTAAGTTTTTAAGGTATTCATCATAAGAAATCTTTTCTACAAGAAAATCTTGGAAAACTTTTTCTTTAATTTTTAAAGCAACTTGATATGGACTTGACCATCCTATGTTTGCAAGATTATAAATTCCATAATGATGATTGTTGATTAGATGATCAATCATTTCTTTCATGTCTTCAATACAAGTTATTGAATTTTTGCTATCAATAAATTTACCTCTTTTTAATGAGATAAACTTAGTTAACATGTTTGTTGGATTTGGAACTGCAGATATTAATTGTCTTGGTCTAACAATAGTAACTTTTTCATAACCTAATGATTGTATTTTTAAATCCGCTTCAGCCTTTGTTTCTGCATACCAAGAAGCTGGAGTTGGATTATCTTCTTCATCATAAATTTTTTCTGTTTCCATTCCATCAAATATGCAACCGCTACTAACGTGAACTAAGTGATGATTAAATTTTTTACAAGATTTTGCAACGTTAACTGCTCCAAAAACATTAACCCATCTTGCTTCTTCTTTATTTTCTTGACACCATTCAAGATTAATTTTTGCTGCAGTGTTAATAACGATTGAATTTTCAGGCAACTTTGAAAGTTGATTGTCAACTGATGATTGATCAGTTATTTCAATTTGAGAGTGTGATAAGACTATATCATCAGTATTTTTTATAATGTTTGAAACTTTTCCTGAACCTATGATAACTTTCATGTAGTACTCCAGATCATTTCATTAGCTTTTCTATATGAATCATGTGTCCCAGCATCTACCCAACCGCAATTTATCTTTACAACTTGTCCTTGCCTGTTTTTTACAAACCAAGAGTTGACATCACTAATTTCATATTCACCTCTTGGAGATGGTTTTAATGTCTCAATAACGTTGAAAGCCTCGGGGGTATAACAGTATAAACCAACAACTGCCTCATCGCTTGGAGGAGTTTTAGGTTTTTCTACTATGTCGATAACTTTGCCATTTTCATAAACAGGTACTCCAAATCTTTCAGGATCTGATACTGATTTTGAAAAAAGTCTATAATCATCTGATGAATTTTCAAATTCTTTTACTTTTTCAGAAATAAAGTGATGATCACTAAAGATATTGTCTCCAAGTAAAACAACAAATTTTTCATTTTCACAAAAGTTTTTACATAGTTTTAAAGCAGAGGCAATTCCGTCTGCTTTATCCTGGACCCTATAAGTCATTTCACAATTTTTTACTACACCAGAACCGACAAGCGAGACTGTTTGTCCCATGTGTTCAGTTCCAGTTATTAACATAATTTCTTTTATGTTAGATGACGTTAATAGATCTATCATTCTATAAATCATTGGTACGCCTGCAATTGGTAATAATGATTTATTAGTCGCTTTAGTTAGTGGGTATAAACGACTTCCAACACCTCCTGAAAGTATGATTCCTTTCATTTTTCTTTCCTATCTAACATTAGCTTTGGTTGAGATCGATTGATTGTTAAATGAGGTGTCAAAGTTGAACCATTCCATTTTTGGTGCCATATCCAACCTCCAAGTTTTGATTTTAATTCTTTTGCTTTTTCTTTTATCATTTGATCAGTTACGCTTGACCAAGGAACATCAAACATCATATTTGATTCTGCGGTATCTTTGTATTCTTTTCCTGTCAAAGACTCCCAGTGCTTTGTCCAATAATCTTTATAAAGTTTCATTTTTCTTTCAATATCGTACCAGCTATAATGAAAAACACATGGAATGTTTTCAACAACATTGTTAAACCAATCGCCATAAAAATACAATGCAGTTGTATTTCCTAACAACGCTGACCTTCTTGCTGAGTCTGCTTCTGGCGTATAAAAACTTATATGATTTATTCTTTCTCCGGTGTTTATGTCAATAACGTCACATCCATCAGTACCTTCATCAGCATATAAATTTCCTTGATCATCATACTTTCTTAATTCGACTGGAATTCCATGAGTAATGTTAGGTTTATTTCTGCTCAACCTCCATTTCCATGGCATGATATCCAATCTAACTTTTTCTGGGCCACCCCAGTATTCGATAACTGGTAAAGATATTAAATCAATTCCTGCTGGAAAGTTTGAACATATTTCAATGATCTTAATTGCATCATCTTCATGTACGATTTCATCTGAATCCATTTGCCAACAGAACGTTGAAGTACACATTTCACGTGCTGCAGCTTTTTGCATTCCATCAAAAACAGCAAATCTTGGATGATTAAAGTCTCTTGGTATCTGTTTGATTTTTATTTTTGATTCCTTGCTTGAAAGTTCAAGCAATTTTTCCCAAGTACCATCAGTTGATCCACCGTCAACAACACAAACCTCATCACAAAACTGTAACATTGATTCTAGTGATTGCACAAATGGATAATCCTGTTTAATGCAATTGAGCACTGTAGTATAACCACTTATCGTTGGTTTATACTCCATCATAGACTTAGTACCACTCCAGAATAGTGCTGGAGTTGAAAACAAGTACTCTTCAATAGAAGATATATCATCGGTGTTAAACCACTCTTCATTTGAATGTTGTACGTTATCATTAATGTGCAATTTGCAACCAAGAAGCTTAGCTTCAATTACCATTCTTGGACATGTGTCAGCGCCAAGAGGAAGATACACAAATCCTTCAGACACAGATAGTTTTGCTAACATTTCATCGTAAGAAATGTTCCAAACAACTTCATAATCTTTTCCTTGGCTTTTGCACCAATCAACTGCAGCTTCAGCTCCCTTGATCCATGAATCTGAACCTAAAACGATCCATCCTTTTCTTTCAATTGAGTTGTTTTTTATCTGCTGTCTAAGGTGCTTGATTGTACCTAAAGTATTTTTTGAAAAAACGCTGGATAAAACTACATTATCTTTTTCAGATAAAAACGGGAATAATTTATGATATCTGTTCCTTTGGGCCTCTGACATCCACCATATTCCACGAGAACCATAATAAAAAGCTGAAATTACTTTTCCATTGATCTGTTCCTCACAGTTACACTCAATACCTTCAATAGATTGATGTTTTTCTGGGGATCTAAACTTACAATATTTGTAATCATATTCTAGTATTGAATACTTCAAATTACCAATTATCGTTGGTATAAGTTCTGGATTTAGTTGTACAAAGTTACCAAATATCCAAAACTTATTAACACCCTGTTTAAGCAACTCTAGGGTTAGATCTCTTGAATGTATTTTTGCATATGGTAATGGACACTCATCTATCAACGCTTGAGTTGTTAATTCAGCACCACCAGTGTATGAATCAGCAAATATGTCAGCAACAAAAACTATTTGTGCATCTTCTGGTAGTGATATTTGAGGTTGGTAAAAATCAAACATGCTTTGATTGAAGTTTGTCAATTTAGTTCCCTTAAATTTTAAGATTAAAGAATAATTAGAATTAGTTAAATAAGATCTTTACTATTATTAGATCTAGTAGATTTAGTTCTAGATTGTTTTAATAATAGTAACTGTTATTGAGGTTGTATATGTCTAAAAAAACTTTAACGAATAAAAAAAGTTCTCATAAGAAATCGTTAAGTCGTATAACCTCACAAGAATCGTCGGAAAACGTTGAACCTAACGTTTCTGCAAAAGATATTGATATGATTTCTAGACAAGCGCTAAGCGCCATAGAAAGCAATTATAAGCAAATACTTGAAATGCAAGATCGAATTTTATCTGCGCCGGCAATGAATGGTGGTTTTACAACTTTACTTTATAAAGTTGAAAATATTGAACACTCTCAAGGCCAACTAGTAGAAAAAGTTGATCAAATACACGATGTTCTTTATGAACCAGATACGGGTTTATATGCTAGGATAAAGAACGTCGAAAACGCCTCTATTTCACCAGAGACTTTAAATCATATCGAAAAAGACGTACAAGAAATTAAAATTTGGAAGACATCAAAAGAAAAAATGTCAGAAAAAGATGATGTTCACGAGATCCAGCAAACAAAATTAATTCAACAACATGATGAGCTACTAAACGACTTAAATGATTCAATAAAAAAGTACAATGCAGCAATTAAATGGATTGTTGTATCAATGGGTGGTGGGATTGTCAGTATGATAATCAAACTTGTTTATGATTATCTTTCTGGACATGTCAAAATAGTTTGAACTATGTACAAGTTATGATATACGATAATTCGTATGTCTGTGTTTTTAGGAGATGAGATTGAAGATGCCTTGAATGATGTTTTATCTAAAATGGATAAAATTATCACATCATCAAGTGATCTTTTTTTAAAAGAAAATAAACAAAAAAGCGTATTACAAACGCACATACAAGTTTGTTTAAATCATTCATTTAATGATTCATTAAAAGAAATGATCCATAAGGTTTTAATAGATCATTGTATCATTGCAGAAAAAATATCTCCAGGAGGTTTTCAAGAAACCTTAAGGAAAATTATTTCAACTATTGAAAATAAACATCATTCACAAAACAATAACACAATCCACCCTAGATTTGATGATTTAAGGTTTATTGTTTCAAAGTTTGTTAATGACAACAACCTACAAAACCTTTGCATTGAAGCAATTAAAGCAGCGGGATTTGGCGGGAAAATTACAATAGAAAAAAGTTCAAATAAAACCACGTCAATAGAAATCATAGACGGATATTGTTTTAAGCATAAAAGCATAGGTTTGCAACCTATTAAACTTTTAAAACCAAGTGTTCTATGTATTGATGGTTACATAGAATCAGTATCAGAGATCAATCGACTATTTGAAGAAGTGGTTGAAACAAAACATCCTCTTGTTCTAATCACTAGAGGTATGCACGAAGATGTTTTGCATACAATCAAAGTTAACAAGGATAGAAAAACTATGTTTGTTTATCCTGTTGTTATTAACTTTGATTTAAATGGAATTAATACGATAGTCGATATATGTGTAGTTAGTGGAGTTTTACCAATATCAGAAAATTCTGGAGATTTAATTAGCACTACGTCTCTTAAATCTTCTGGTTGTGTTGATGAAATTTCAATAATAAATGATTCACTTACAATAAAGAATAAAAATTCTAAAAACAGTGTCAACATTCACATAAAAAATCTTATTGAAAAAAGATCTTCTTCAAATCAAGAAATAGAGAGTCTTTTAACTTCTAGAATCAAATCTTTAAGCAACAATAACGTTATTATCAGATTGCCTGATGATCATAATTTTATAAAAAAATCTCAAACGATAGATTATGTTTTAAGATCAATAAAATCGATGCTGGACTATGGTTTAGTTATTGTTGATGATGAATTAAATTTGAATGCAACTATTAGCTCATCTCAAGAGCTATCAAAAAAATTTCTTAACCAAATTAAAAACGTTAAAGCGGCCATTTGTTGATTTTCTGTGTTTACTTTTCATAAAAAGTGACTAACATATAAACATGCCAAACATTAACTTAGATAAGACATCGTGGGAGTTGGTAGACATCATCAGAGAAACGACTAAAAAAAACGTAACAAATGCAGTCGTTAATGATCAATTAAAGTTAGACAGAGAGGTATTACCTCTTTTGCTAAAGCTCATTGATGCATCAACATCAGAGGCATATAACAAAAGCTATAAAAACTTTTCAAGTAAGTTTGAAAAAATAAGTCAAAACATTCAAACTGAATCCCCAGTAAAAAAAAGAAAGTAAGTTTATTTAAAAAGATATGGCTAGCTTTGGTCAAAAACACTTGATCAAGTGTAGATGTGTATTACCACAACTAAAAAACTCTAAAGATCCAGAAAAAAGGCAACATAAGTTTGTTGTCTTTTCTGAAATACACGATGATATTGTAAAGCAAAAGTACGCTCAATGTAACAATTGTGGTTTAGTACATAAAGTTATCGATATCTGTACATCGGAAATAATGTCAGGAAAAGAAGAAATGGGTTCTATTATCACTATTGATGATATTAAACCTGGTTTACATCAATCGCTAATATCAATCTTAGAAAGACATCAATGTGATCTTCCAACATGGGAACAGGCACAATACGTTATTGAAAATAAAAAATGGGGTGATATAATCATTCTTACCAATGATGTTGAAAATGAAAATAAGATTATTAAATACGTTAGAGTTTTAGGTGAAACCTTGTTTAAGGTAGATTCACATACAAGAAATGAAACCATAGGTTAACATATGCACCACTATGGACAATTAAATTCAGAAAAAATTGCAAAAGAAAACGAAGAGTGTCGTAAAATTGTTAAGGAAATCATTAACATAGGATTGACACAAAGACAACAGGTGTTTTTAATTTATTTGCTATCAATGGAACTTGAAAACATTGAGTTTGTTCAAACACTCACCAGCATGATCAAGGAAATTGCTGGTGATCAGATTTTTATTTCACAAAGGAATGACGATGGGAAGATTAGTTGAATCAAACAAAGAGTTAAGTCTAGTTAAGAAGATCAATTCGGATGATCTAGATTCTAGCATTTTAATGCACCCCAACGAAGATTCCAGAATCGTTGTTCTTTATGGTGGGGTAAGCGAGCAATCTATTGCTGCTTCAATTGTGCAATTACTTTATCTTGCAAATCAAAATCATAAACCAATTCACCTTGTAGTTTCAACTTATGGTGGATCAGTTGATGAAATGTTTTCTTTGTATGATACCATTAAATTTTTACCATGTCCAGTACACACAATTGCATTAGGAAAAGTGATGTCTGCAGGCGTTTTATTGCTTGCATCAGGTGTGAAAGGTAAAAGATTAATAGGATCATCAGCTAGGCTTATGATGCATCCAATTTCAGGTGGGTTTTATGGAAATGTGTTTGAATCAATGAGCGAAACAAATGAACACAAAAGATTACACGATCTAATGACCGGTGCTCTTGAAAGAGAGACACATATGTCAAAAGAGCAAATAGAATCAATTATGAAATCTGGTCATGATTATTATCTCACACCGGCTGACGCAATTAAGTTGGGCATTGTTGATAAAATCATTGGTCAGTGAGTGTAATATTTCAAAACTACGATGTAGTTTTGTAGCATGCCTTTCCACGATTACGTAAAATACTTTCCTTTTGAAAATATCAGAAAGGAACAAGCGCTAGCAATTGAATTTGCAATAGATGCTTATGAATCTGGAAAAAGATTCGTTGTCCTTGAATTGGGTACCGGGGTTGGAAAATCTGCTATTGGTGTCACAATAGCGAGGTATATGGAATCACATGGCTCCACCCTTAGGGATGAAAAAGGTGATATGCTAACTGGTGCATACATCATTACAACACAAAAAATTCTTCAAGAACAATACCTTCGAGATTTTGGAGGCAATCAAAACAAAACTTGTCTTGTTAGATCGATAAAGTCAAGTTCAAATTACCAGTGTTCATTTTATCCAGATCAATCATGTGCAGAATCACGTAGATTGTTAAGTAGTCTTTCAAAGCAACTGTCTGGTACTGAGTTTCAAAAGCAATGTAAAAATCAATGTCAGTATGCGCTTGAAAAACAAGAATTCATTGACTCTCCATTATCAGTCACAAATTTTTCTTATTTTCTTGCAGAAACAATGTATGCTGGAAAACTTGAACCAAGATCAATGTTAATAGTTGATGAGGCACATAACACAGAAACTGAACTTGGAAAGTTTATTGAAGTAACTTTTTCAGAAAAGTTTTCAAAAGAAGTTCTTAAGTGTAAGCAACCTAAAAATATTGAACAGGCATCTGTTTATGACTGGATCGCAAAGGTCTATAGACGATCATTGGCTAAGTACACAAAGGAACTTGAAAAAAATTTAGCAAAACTTAGTGGAGACATCGATGGATATGGAACGTTATCAAAACAATACGAAATGCTTGACAAGCACATCTGTAAGGTTAATCGATTCTTAGAAGTCTATAAACCCAACAACTGGATTATGAACGTCTCGTATCCATCTCTAGATAACAAAAAGGCCGGTAAAAAATTTGAATTTAAACCAATTGATGTTTCCCCTTATAGTAATGATGTGCTTTTTAAACACGGCGGAAGGATGCTAATGATGTCCGCAACAATTGTCAATAAGGAAATATTTTGTGAGTCATTGGGTATCGATTCAAAAGAAATAGCTTTTCTTCATATACCATCACCATTTCCTATTGAAAATAGACCTATTCATTACATACCGGTTGGTTCAATGTCAAAAAATAACATTGATAAAACGTTGCCGACGCTGACAGAAACAATAAAAATGTTGTTACAGAAGCATTCAAACGAAAAAGGGATAATTCATTGCACATCTTTTAAAATTGCAAAATTTATTAGTGAAAACATTGAAGATCCACGTTTGCTAATTCATGATTCAACAAACAGGGATCAAATATTAAAATTTCACCTAGAAACAAGTGATCCAACTGTCTTATTGAGTCCATCAATGATGGAAGGTGTTGATCTTAAAGATGACAGTAGTAGATTTCAAATTATTTGTAAGGTACCATTTCCATATTTAGGTGATATGGTCATTCAAAAAAGAATGGAAAAAAACAAGTTTTGGTATCCATACATGACAGCAAAATCAGTGATTCAATCACTTGGAAGATCAATTAGAAATGAAAAAGATTTTGCAACCTCATATATACTTGACTCAGATTGGGATCGATTTTATAAAATGAATAGAACTATGTTTCCAAATGATTTTTTGGTGTCATGATTTTACTCATGAATCATTACACCTATATTTTACGAGGAGGATAAAAATGTCAGATAACGAAGTTTTAGCAAAATGGGCCGATCTTAAGGCACTGGTTGAGTCTCTAGAGCATGACGTTGCAAAAAACGCAAAAGGTACAGCAGCGGCAGGTGTTAGGGTTCGAAAAGGTCTTAGAGATTTAAAGGCCCGTGCAGGTGAACTTGTTAAGTTAACAATTGAACTTGACAAATCTAAGAAGAAGGATTGAGCTCTTAAAGCCGGTTTTTTTATGATGGGATACATATAAGTGTATCCCATTTCTATATGAGGTGATTTAATGCGAGGAACACGTAGAGCAATCTTAAGAGACATTCATGAATCAAATTTAGATCCAAAACTTGCGCATACGCAAGTAGACAAGTCAGGAAAACTTGTATCTGCTAACGTTGATAAAAAAAATGATTCTAAAGAATTAAAAGTTATTTTTGCAAAGACCAGTGTTGCAAAAAGCGAAGTTGTTGTAGGTGTAGAAAAAGAAGAAAAGATAGAAACACCTGTTGAAAAGATCGAACAACCACAAGATTTATTCATGGTTAAAGAGGTAGTTGAAGCCGAGCAACAAACAGTTGAATCTGTTGTTGAAGATCAAGATTCAAACCCTCTTATTCAAGAAGAAAGTGAATTACAGATTTTAAAAGTAGAAACAAACATCATTGAACCTACTTCAAATAAGAAGAAAGCAAAAAAGAAAAATTAAATTAAGATATTATTTTTAATTTTTTGTATGATGCTTTTTTCAATTTGACAAATTCTCATTCTTGTTAAACCGTATATTTTTCCTATTTTTTGAAGTGTATAAGGTCCATTTTGTGATGCCACAATAACACAATTAAAGCTGTCATCGTTATTGATATAGTGTTGACAGCTTTTCTTTTGACAGTTAACTTTATGCATTTGATGCGCATCAAAACACTTGATATTATTGATTACCGGTAATTTCATTTTGTCTTTTAGCTTGATAAGGATAGTTTATAATTTATGCAATGAAATTACCATTGTTCATATAGAAAAACAACATGACCAAGACTTATGTCCTAGATACAAACGTTTTACTCAGTGATCCTGACTCTATCAACAGTTTTGAAGACAACAACCTGTTGATTCCAATTCTTGTTTTAGAGGAATTAGATAAGCATAAAACAAGAAATGATGACGTAGGAAGAAATGCACGTCAGGTTAGTCGTGCTCTTGATTCTATGCGTAATCATGGAAGCTTTCATGATGGAGTAAGAACTAAGGGCGGAGGAATTATTCGAATAGTTGCTTCACCACAAGATCCAGCGACTATGTTGCCTAAAGAAATGTCTGTCAGTTCAAGTGTTGACAACATGATCATAGGATTCATGCTTTCTCATAAGGATGAAAACCTTGTTTTAGTTTCAAAAGATATCAACATAAGGGTGAAGTGCGATGCTTTAGGTCTTAAGTGCCAAGATTACTTAAACATGAGAATTTCGTCTGATATAGACGAACTATACCGAGGTGTTGTTGTAATACACACTAATGAAAAAGTTGTTGATGATTTTTATAAAAATGGTAAAGTTGAATCTTCAGAAGTTACGAGTGAAAAAATATTTCCAAATCAAGTTGTCATATTAAAGACAGTTGATGATCAAGGAAACACTGTCAAATCAGGAATGTCAAGAGCATATGATGATGGTTCTCTTAGATCATTAGCAAAAATTGACAATGTTTTTGGATTAAGACCAAGAAATAAAGAACAACACTTTTCTCTTGATTTGTTGTTAGATGAAAACATCAAATTACTTTCAATGGTTGGGAAAGCAGGTTGTGGAAAAACTTTACTTGCAATAGCTGCAGGTTTAGAACAACTTACTTCAATAGGTTCACAACAAAAATATCAAAAGTTGATAGTGTCTAGACCAGTTCAACCAGTGGGTAAAGATATAGGTTATTTACCTGGTACCCTTGAAGAAAAGATGGAACCATGGATCGCGCCCATCAAAGACAATCTGGATTTTCTTTTAGGAATCAATGGTAAGAAATTAGGAAGAAAATCAAAAGATAATTTAATGTCATCTGATCCCTATCTAGAATTGATGCAACAAAGGGGATTAATAGAAATTGAGGCAATATCTTTCATTAGAGGAAGATCTATTCCAAATGCTTTCATTATCATTGATGAAGCACAAAATCTTTCAATGCATGAATTAAAAACCATAGTCACTCGAGTTGGCGAGGGAACCAAAATAGTTTTAACAGGTGATATTGAACAGATCGACAACGTGGATGTTGATGCATATACCAATGGATTAACATATGCAATTGAAAAATTTAAAGAGCATTCGATAGCTGCTCACGTTACACTATTAAAAGGTGAAAGAAGCCCATTGGCAACCCTTGCATCTAAAATCTTATAAGAATATGGGATGTTTTGTTTTAAAATTGTATATTTGATATTGCCATGAGTGGCATTTTAGACAATAGAACCAGAATAATGGACACGATCGTCACCCTTGAGGGTAGACGACAGATGGCCGATGGAAAGCTTCGTGTAGAGTATGTAAGTTTTACCGACGGTGGGACCTTCTATGACCCAGACGTTATCAGTGGTTCTGCAGACGCAACAAAAAGAATATATTTTGAACAGTGTCATTTACCACAGGATCAAATAACTTTTGAAGCTGATGATTCTGGTCGTCTTAAACCCTTTAAAAACAGTAAGGGAATTAACACGACGATAGCTGGAAAATTGTATGAAAATTATTCATCATCTGCAAACTTTGAATTTTTAACAGATTCTGCATTTGCGTCTGCAGCAGAAACTTTAATTGCATCATCAGTAAATAACTTTAATAACCTACAGGTCATAGGAACTAAGGATTATGTGTTTGAAAATGATGGATTTGACATCGGTCCAAATTCAGTAACATTTGAAATCACTAATGAAAAACCAGTATCTGTACAAAATCCCGACCTAACAAATCGTTTTTTAAATGAGTTACCAAGTTTGTTCAACGATAAGTTGTTAAGCAATGTACTCAATTTCAAGTATTTACCACCTGTAAATAAAATAGAAAACACCCTAATTGATAAAACTGATCTAGCGGTAATTGAAGCTAACAAGATTGGTAACTATGAAAAACTAGGGACTGATCCGTTTACACCACAACAACTTGAAACCGAGCTTTCAACGTACGAAAAAAGTGGTTATAAAAAACTTGTAAAGTTTGATCCAACATCAATGAAAAATCGTCTTGTTTCTCAGTTCTTTGAAATAGACAACACTGAGATGAAAAAGCTTGACGTTATTGATTACGGCACATATCAATATAATGGTGTACAAAAGCAAGCATTTTTTGTTGGGAAAGTTTTCTTAGATTCAAATGGTTCTCAAACATTTGTTAGATTATTTACTTTGGTTTTTGAATGAGGTGGTGAAAAGTGTATATTAGTGAACCAAATTTAAAAACTGATTTATTGCAGATTGATGATCATTTTGCAACCTTATCAAGTATAACAACTAGCAGCGACAATAACGATCAACTGCACTTTGAATTTTATTTTAGTATATCACAATTAAAAGCTTTACAACAAAATGCACTTTCAGTTTTAATAACAGTAAAAAAAGAAAACCAAATAGTTCCTTCAATAGTGCCTTCAATGAAAGTTGGAAGCATGGATACTAATCAGTTAATCAATAACATCTTGACTCATAAAGCAAAATTAAAAAATCTTTCAAAAGACAATGAAGATCTTGTGTTAGTAAAAAAATTTGCAGACATAACAGCTAGGATCAATAATCAGGTTTTAGGTTACGTAAACAATAGTCAATTAATTGAATCTTCAGGACTAACAACAACGTCTATAGTTGTAGAAAGAAAGCAAGAACAAGGTTTTGTTACTAAAACTCAAAATCAAAAGCAAGAAACAATCGTGGGCTATAAATCAGTTGACACAACTGACCAGATAAATTCAGGTTTTGAAAATAAAAAGTTGAGTTTGAAGCTTTTAAAAAACAATTTTCTATCACCAGCCTCTGTCACGATGTTGAATGATAGAACAATAAGTCCACAAGAAAACCTTACAGGAATATTAAGAAAATCTAGGTATGAAGAATATGATTATTCTAATGTTTCTAAACTAACAAATTCATACTTGTTTTCAAAGTCAAATGTTGATGCTAATATCGATTCTACATTTGAAACATATGTTAATCAGTCATTTAATGATATTGTTAACGTAAAAACTCTTATTGATATAACATCATCTCAAGTTGCTGAAGTTCCAACACTAATTGTTACTTTTGAATTACAACAAACAATCATTAATAGAGATGGTACAAAACAGGTTAACATACTAGAAAAAGTTGACAAAAAAGTTAACGTTCAAGAACATGTAAAAAACTTTTATTTTTCAAATTCATTTCCAATCGTTGAAAGTTCATATAACGATCAAGAAATTACTTTTCAAATAAAATCAAAAGGAAAAGTTTTCAATCAAAATAGAGGAATAAAAATTTTTAGAAAAGTTTTAGATGATGATTTTTCTAAAAAGTATGAGCAAATAGATTCAGTATCATTAACTTCAGGTTTTGATTTACAGGTAAAAAAAGTAAAAAATTTATTAGGGCAAAATTCAATTTATAGATTTGTGAATTTTGACGAAGTTACTAATATGATGAATTGTGATTTTTCTGATATAGTCACAAAGAATCCTCGAGCTAAAAAAACGAATAAGCTTGTTTTAATTCCAAGCCTAACCTCAGACGGAATTAAGATAAATGTTTATAATCATCACATGCTTGATGTTGTTTCTGTTAGATTGTTGATAAAAAATATCACAATAAAACAAAAAAGTTATAGTACAGTGACGTTATTAACACTGGATTCAAATTTGTCAGTAAATACTGTTTTAATAAAAAATAATTTAATACCCTATCACACATATGAAATATCTTCTAACTTAATTTTTGAAAATGGAACTGAGTTAAAATCTTCATACTCTAGTTTTATACAGTATGTTCCTTACCAAGGGAATATAATTGAAAATCCAATTAATGGTTTAAGTGTTGTTGGTGATGTTACTTTTAATTTAAGCACAACTTTGTTGAAAGATCAGGTAAGTTATTTAAAAACCTTGTTATCACAGGTAAGTTCTGAATATAGCGAAGAATTTTTAAATTCAAGAAATGCTCCACTAGATAAATTTTTAGCCTTTAAGATTTTAAGGTATAATTTAACAACAGGTGATGTTTCAAATCTTGGAGTTTTACCCAATCAAAGTACGTTTACAGATTCAGAAAGATCTTTGGCAACATCATCTGAAAAAGTTTCTCCCGGAGAAGCGTACAAATACGTTGTTTATCCTTTGGTAAGAGATCCTAAAACCATCACAGAAAATAACTTGACATTAAGGGATGAAGTAACAAAAAAGGAATATAAAACAAATTTTGTAAAGTCAAGACATCCTTTAAATCTGATTCATGGAAGTGTTGTATCTAACAAATTTATTGAAAATGATTCAAAAGAAGATATGTTATATGGAATGCTTGGCATTTCTTTTGAAATAGATGCAACTATTAAAAGTGAAAATCCAATAGTGTCTAATTTTATTGTTGGTTACTTTGATAGAAAAAAAATGTTATTAAATTGGAATGTTAGTGGCGATATTAGCATGATTGATCATTTTATTATTATGAAAGAAATGAATGGAAATAGAACAATCATAGGAAAATCACATTGTTTAGAGGATAACTTAAAGTTTTTTTATGAGTTAACAAAAAACGATATTGGAAACATAAGATTTCTATTAATGCCAGTTTACCGAGATTACTTGTCTGGTGATGCAATTTTTTCAAACTATATTTTAATTGATAACGTGATTTGAGGTTTGTAATTATGCCATTTAAAGCACCTAGATCTAACAATAAATCGTTTATAAAAACAGGTAATGTTCAAACACAACCAGTTCCTAGAAAAACTGAGACATCATTACTTGGTCAAATCTTACCTGCAAAGCAAACATTAAACCCTAATCAGGCACAAACTGCATCTCAACAAACAACCATACAGCAGGTCTCTAACACCAATCAACAGGTTTCAAACACCCTAACTGTCTCGGAGTCTACAAAAAATTCTATAAATTCTCAAGTAAAAATTCCATCAATGGTTCCATTAAATGGGTCTTTTGCATCAGAAACAAAAAGTGGCTCAAACATATTTCTAGGTAACTTGGGTAAAGATAATGATTTTAAAAATCAGCATAATAAGGATTCTAACAACATTGATAAAAAGTCAAGTGAAGAGTTAACTAACATATCTGAAATCAGACCAGAAATCATAATGTTGTCGAAGTTCAATCCTTTGTATGTAAACGAAAGCACAAAAACAGATGATGGTGAATTATTTGACGTTTTTGTTGAATCTTTGAGACAAGTTGACTCAACCAGTAGTTCACTACTATCTGGAATTGATCAAAAATTCATAAAAAGTCAAAATGAAAGTTTGAAAAAAGACATTTCAACAATAAGAAATCAACTCAACCAGATAGTAAACATCATTAAATTTATTAACGTTGCAAAAACATCTCACTTTGACCTTACAAACAACATTTATGAGTACTCTCCAACGTTGTTTGTGAATAAAAATTTTTCATCAGGAACAAAAGCAACAAAAGATTTGTTAATTCCATTTGCAAAAAAAATGGAATCTAAGTTAAACTTACAAAAATCTCTTGAAATTGCATTTGATGAGGCAAATGTTGCTAAAAATTTTTCAGGAACAAAATTGTGGATGGTTGCAATAAATGAGTTAAAAGAATTGATTCGCTCACATTCTTTATCTTTTATAGTTCCGAAGACACAGTTGGAACAAAAAAATCAATTTTTTAGTAATGAATCTTTTTTTCCTAATTTGAAAAGTGATATTAGGGTGTCGGTAAAAAAATTTGTAGACATTCCTTTTGATTTTGATCTAGAAAATCACACAAGATTTAAAACTATTGATGATGTCTTTTCAAAAATTAAAGATAATGATTCAATAATAGCACTAACGTTTTATCTTACAATAAAGGAATTATCTCATCGTACATTACTAACTTTAAGAAAAACTACCACTGATTTTACCGTAAGAGACCAATTGTTGGATTCACTTTTTGGAACTTACACAACATCAAAAATTGTTTTTGAAAAAAATCAAACATATAGTGGAACAAAGCTATCTGACATCTCTTATTTTAGGGATATTAATGATGCTTCAAAAACAGTTCTAACTTTTGAAAAAGTTAGTGTTCCAACTAACTCTATGATAGGTGAAAATTATTTTTTTGGTAATGATGACACTGAAAATTTATTAATCAATTTTTTGAACGTTAATAAACTTAATGATTTTAAAGTTGTTTTAGAAAATTTAGATAAAACTTTTTTTGACTTTATGTCAAATGTTGCACTTATTCCTACGGTTGAAGATAAAGATATTGGATCACTATTATTAGAAGCTGGCATTTTACCAAATTTAGCTTCATTGGATGTTTCAACATTATCTTTTAATCCATCAACGTTTTTCAAAAGTGTATTAAATAAGTTTCTTGATAAAGATGGAAATTTTATTGGAGGTACTAAAACTAAATTAACTGAATCTACAATTCCAGATGACAATGATATTGTGGCTCTTTTTGAAAGAGCTTCAAAAAATGATGAAGTTGGTAGAAAAATAAGAAATGTTTTATACAGTTATGCATATGAAATTTCTTTAACCAACTCTACAACTTCATCGGTTACGGTTTCAAATAAACTTTTTGATATTATTTATAATGTTGTTGGAGAAAAAAAATCACCTCCATCTTTAGATGAATTTGGTGATAGGGTTGTAAGATCTTCATATCATTCTGTAAGCAATAATAGTTCGACTGAATTAAAAGATGTTTTAGAAAAAAGCGGAAAAATAGGATTAATAAAAACTGTTGCAAATATACTTAAAACACTTAACTTTACTAATTTAAATTTTTTATGTCCGCTAGTTTTTAATGGAATATGTAAAATAGTTGCAATGTTTACTAACGTTAGGTTAGTGGGATTATTTCTTGAAAAAAATAAACTTATTCCGACGTATTCAGATGCTGAAAAAAAACTTATTGAAATTGCGGAAACAGCGAGAGCAGCAGCTAATGCCAGTGGTGGAAACGCTCAACTTGAAGCGGCCGCTTTTGCCGCAGAGGCTGCCGCAATAAATGCCGTTAGCGGAGCAACTTCTGTTTTTATACCTGAAAGACTGACTATTTTAACAGAGTTTACACAAGACAACTTAATAGATGCAAAGAAAAAAATTAATTTAGGAAGAAAAAATAACATTATTTCATTAATAGAGCAAGAAATAAATCGTTATTTGTCTTTGTCTTTTTCTGTTATTAATTCAATGAACGTATTACGTTCAAATTTTCAATCTTCTATTAATCAAATAAAACAATTTGATACATCAATAATAGATCGTATTTCAACTTACTTGAATAATGATACTAAAAAACTTAGTTTATTGTTAAGAGAACCACAACTTTTGATTGTTATCTCGTACTTTGAAGATTTGTATAAATCTTTTCAAAGTATTGCTACTGAAAATCAAACATCTAATGAATTATTTTTAAAAAGCCATGAAGGTTTACCACACTCGGTAAAAATAGTAAATGCTTTAAATGGATTTTTTAAACTTCCTGAGTATAGGAAAGGCAAAGGATATAACAAACAAGTTATTTCTATTGGAATCCCACCAGGTTTACTAAAAAGTTTATTTTATAAAACAACTACAAAAAATTCTTATGCAAATAAACATAACGATATTTTTAAGATCTTGATCTATAAGATGGATCTTTTAAACGATAATATTGTTTATCTACCACAATCATTTTTGTTTGAAGCGTCTAGGTTTCCTGTAAGAGTAAACTCACTAATAAAAAATATTGATTCAGGTAAGTCTGACACTTATTATAAGTCATTCCCTACAAGAAATTATTCCTTGTTTGCTGATAAAAATATGATTAAGGATGGTCAACAGGAATACTGGGGTGATGAATCAAACTCTTTTGGTGATGAATACTCATTTTTATCACAAGATGAAAAGCAAGAAGTTTTATCAAATCATATAAAAAGCTTTTTACTTGAAAATTACATTCAACTAATCTCAGGATTAAAAGTAAATGATTCATCATTTGTTGTTTCAAGCGCTACGGAGCTTGAGGAATTAAATAAATCTTTGATTAATTCTCAAGTATCAATTGAGTTAAACCTTTTATCAGACAAAACTTCTCCTCGTAAGGCAACAAACAATAGTGCAGTTTTATCACTACCAGACCCCGACCCATATATTTCAAGACTTTTACAACCAAAAAAGTTTGACAGAGTTTACAATATCATTTTTGATCCAGAGTTTATAGTTGATTATGAGTCAACCAATTCATTGAATAAAGAACTATTAAAAGGCAGAAGCCTTAGTCAATTATTAGACGGCTATGTTCGTGAAGGAAAGTTAGTTAAACCGAATCCTAATGAAAATTTGTTTATTGATGCAGATAAATCTTTTCAAGATGCTTCTTTGAACTCCTACTTTGTTGTTATTGAATCTTATACTGAAAAGTTAGAATTACAAAAAGCAAATATTGCCTCAAGCTTAGGCAAATCTTCTAGCAACAATTTCTCGCCCTCGCCGGGTTGGCTCGCCGCCGCGCTCGCGGTGCCTCAAGATTAGGCAAATCTTCTAGCAACAACTTCAAATCATATGTTTGATGGCAATAAGGAAAAATCGTCAATTTAATAAAGTGATATAGTCATATGGGAATAAAAACGGTACCTTCAAAATTAATTTATTCAATTGACATACCTGAAGTTTCAAACTTCGAATCAAAGTTTGTTTATAACTTTTACACTCCGGATGAAGTCACAAATGATACAAACATTTTTACTGACTACGTACTGGAAAAAATGAATAGTTCTCAAAACATTCTATCGAAACAAACAAGTGAAAGTTTTGGTTCTGAAAATGATTTAAAAAAAGCTCCTCGTTATATTAAGTTAAGTTATTCACCTCCATCAGGTGTGAATTTTTTAAAACAATCAAACTTCACTAGCGATTTAAGAAAATTTTTGAAAGATAACTTTTCAAAAATAGTTGCAGAGGATAAGTTTGCTTCTGGGTACTATACGTCAGTTAACGTCAGTGGAGGATCATTAGATGAGCAGGTTTCTTCTTTGTTTAACGGATTGTCAAAAGAAGTAAAACAAAACGGCCAAGTTGATTATCAGAACAAATTACCAAATTTTATAGTAAACTCACAATCACTTTATGGTGAATCAAACAGTGAAGTTATAGGTCAAGTGACATCACTACAATTACAAAAAGGCGGAACATTTTTTAAAAGTAATGTCATAAATCCATATTTTAAAAGATTGAAGACGGTAAAGTTTAATTCGCAAATTAATAATAATTTTTTGTATGAATTGTTTTTGCAAGCATCAGGTTCTTATCACTTAAATAATGAATCATTTGCAAGTGAAGCTCAGTTAGAATTTGCAAAAAAAGTAAAAACGATCAACAGCAATTTTGATTTAAGTGATGATGAATTCAAACCATCAATACCATGGTATCAAAAGGAGTCATCAGAAGGTGATCCAACTGTTGAAATTGTTGGATACTTGATCGAAAAAGTAGAGCTATTTTCTGATAAAACTATAAAAAATCACGATCCAATCATCATAGAAGGTGGATCTGTTAATGGTTACATAGATCTTAACGTAAGGTATGGAGCCATTTATGTCTATAAGATAAAAACGATAGCAAGTGTAACGTATAACTCAGTCGGCAAAGAAAACCTTAACTTTTTTAAAGTTAAATCACTAGTGAGCTCAAAATCAGTAATAGCATATGCAGAGACGTCTGAAGCAATTGCCCCTCCTCCACCGGTAGAAGTAAAGTATGTTTGGGATTATGATCGTTTTAATCCAGTGACAGCAACGTTTGATCATTCAAGTAACAAGATTCTTCCTAACACCGGAATTAGGGGATCTTTATTAATCTGTTGGTCATATCCCATAAATTCTCAAATGGATATTAAGAAATTTCAACTTTTTAGAAGAAAAAGTATTAATGAACCATTTGAACTAATAAAAATGTTCGATTTTAACGATTCAATCGTTAAGTTTCAAGACCTTGATGACATGATAAATCCCACTGCAATAGAAAACACTTTACCAAACCCAGTGTTAAGTTTTTATGATGATGATTTCATAAAATCATCTGAGTACATATATTCACTTGCATCGATAGATGCGCATGGATTAACTTCAAATTACTCAGAACAATTTAGGGTTAGGTTTGATTCTTTTAATAACAAACTTACTAAAGAATTAGTTTCAATTGCGGGTGCTCCTAAACAATATCCAAACATGTATCTTGAAAAAGATCTTTTTGTTGACACAATCAAAACTTCATCAAAGAACGTTGTTAACGTTTATTTTACGCCTTTATGCTATTTTATAAAAAACGATGATAATTCAAAAACAAAAATAATTTCAAATACTTCTCCGTCAAATCAATCTTCGGTTTCAAAGTATGTGTTAAATTTTATTAACATAGATAATCAAAAAAGTAGAAACGTTGAAATCAAACTTGCAGATTTAACAAGTGGTAAACTGGCTTAAGATTTTTAAAAATCTTTTTATGATTACACGTAGTATAAAAGTTTTACTTTAGTGATAGTTACAAGTAAGATTTTGTGAGGACTTATGGGGTTTCTTGATCATAGTACAAATAACATCATTTTAGACGCGGTATTAACCGACACCGGTAGACAATTCTTGTCAAGAAACGATGGTTCATTTAGCCTTTTTAAATTTGCATTAGGTGACGATGAAGTCAATTATGGAATAGTGACCAAATACGGAAGAAGCGTTGGTCGAGAGAAGATAGAAAAAAATACTCCCATATTTGAAGCATTAACCAATCAATCACAGGCACAAAAATATAAGCTTGTAAGTGTTTCAAACCCTAACCTAATAAGCCTTCCAAGTTTTACACTTACCGGTGATTCTTCAGTATCAGGTGAAGTAGTCACTGTTTATACGACCGGTGGTTCTAAGGGATTAAAAACGTCAGCTAGCATTACAATAGAGCAAACATTATTAAACCAGACAACAATAGACGTTGAGTTAAGGGATCAGATTTTTTCTGTTGACGTTCCAAATCTTTTCTTAAGGGTTAATGATGGTTTAGTGAGCCCAAATAACGTTGATAATATGCAAAGAGCATATTATGTTTTGACGAAGTCTTCTACGTCTGCAACGTCGGGTGGTTCAATTTTGAATTTTTCTGTTGGCGTTAAATCTTTAACTCAAACAATGTTTGATGTTTATGGAACCGGTGTAACAAAGAACACCATAAAATCATATGTAAGGGTTACTGGAATGCAGTCAGGTACCGTTAAGGATATCGCGGTTAACATACTACAAACAACGTGAAAAAATGGCAACTTATAAAAATTTAGAACCATCAGACGTAAAAACTGCTAAATCTTTTTTGAGTCAGTTAATTGATATAATTCAAGAAGACATCAGCGGATCTACCTCTAGAAGAAAGTACCAAGTCTTTGTTACTGGAGGTATAGGTCCCGGAATTACGTCATCATTATTTCAGACGGTATATGATCAGGATTTTACACTTCAAACATCAAACCAGGTTTTTGATTGTACGATAGGTTTATTTCAAAATTCTGACATTGTGTCATCTTCTTTGGCGGGAGTTGATTCTGTCGGTAAGGAACTGTTTCCTTCATCATCATTGATGATGAGAGAAAAGATGGACAATTATCGACAATTCTCACAGTTATTACTTGGAGATGCTGATTATCAATTCGTTGCGCCTTACGGTTCAGTCGCTGCAAATGATAAAATTGATGCAGCATTTTTCTTGGCATTTAAGAGATTGTTTGCAAGAGATCAAATTAAACGTGAATCTTTTGCTATGAGGTTCTACCAATCTGCATCACTAGCAAGATATGATGGTGGTGCAGACATACAAAATTTGTATAAGACATCAGAATCAGGAGTGTCAATTTATACCGATATAGGATCATCTAATCAGAAATACACTGAATTCGGTGGACAACTAGGAAATATAGTCGACGCCGCTGACACCACGAGGACGGTAGGATTATTGTTTTATGATAGAGGGATAGCTGTCCTTGATTTAGAGAAAATTACTTCTGGAAGCCAATTCGTTTCAGGAACAATAGACGCCATGACACCGACTGGCTTTACAATATTGGGAGGTACTGGAACTGAAACTTCAGGCATCTCAAAGTTTATTCCTGATTTTATAGTTTCTGCATCAATAGATAACATAGTTGATCATATTTGTGCTACGAGGTTTAGTTCAGGATCTCAAACTGCAATAACATTTCAAAATACAACGAACATCAATAGCACTTTGATATTCTGTAGAGCCGCTGCTGATGAATTCAATTATTCATCAAATCCAACATTTACTGACAGTAACAATAAGATCGTTGTCATTGATCCCGGAAGTGAAGATACCCAACAATCATTTACGTTTGTCACCTCTGTCGGTCTTTATGACGCAAATGATAATCTTCTAGCTGTTGCTAAACTAAGTAGACCGGTTGAAAAGAGCGCAGAGAGGGATCTTACGTTTAGAGTTCGCCTTGATTTTTGATAGAAATAAATGTCTATTTTCAAGATAAACCCAACGGATTATCAAAGCATAACCGTATCAACAAATCCGTCAAGATACTATTCATCTAGTTCTAATGGGGTTACGGGTTCGATTTATGTTTTCCCAAGGCGTTCATCAATAGAAAAAGACATTTCACCTGTTAATGATCCCACAACTCCTGTTGATGAATCACAGCTTTACACTTTTTGGTCTGGATTAAATTCCTTTGTAAAAGCTTTTCCTGGGTCTAAACTCAACATTGCTGATTCAATGGAAGGTTATTTAAATGGTGTTAACGTAGAAAAAACATCGTTAAAAAATAAAAAGCTTTTAGATGTCATTCGATTCACTCCATCAAACACTTTTACAAGTGCATCATTAAAAAAGCTTGCGATAAAAGATAATCTTTCACACTATTATCGAACCCAGTATCCCTCTGCGCACTGGGGTTATTCAAATTACCACAGTCTTAACTTTTTTTCATCACCGACTGTACCGACATCTTCTGTTTTACTATACCCGAATGTCAATGATGGTTCAACGCCTTCCGGGTATGCAACTGGAAGATATTCTCTGAGCGGCGCTTTTAGTTTTGATTTTTACATCAATCCCAGGTATAGAACGTTAGATTCACAAGGTCATTTTAAGGCAGGAACGATATTCCATTTATCTTCTAGCTACGCATTGTCGCTAGTAACTGGGTCTGCAAAAGATGTAAATGGTCTTCCTTCTGCTTTTAGATTACAACTTCAGTTAAGTCACAGCGCAGATATTTCACCATCATTAGCTACCTCTGGTCCATATCCTCGTGATTTAGTCTTTTTATCAGAAGATAATGCGTTAAAGTGGAACAATTGGCACCATGTTGTGGTGCGCTGGGGAACCAACTTGATTAATCAAGGAACCGGCTCTTTCAATGTTGATGGTGTAGATAAAGGGATGTTTGTAATTCCTTCAGGAACCATTCTACCGAAAGCTTATTTAAATAACACAATGGTTCCAACAAATCCAGACGTTTTATGTGTTGGAAATTATTATGAAGGTAGAAATACTGGTAACGATAGATTAAAAATATTTTTTAACGTATATCCTTCATCATATGAAGGATTGTATACTTTAATTACTGGAATTGGTAGTCAACAACAACCTAATACTTTTTCTTTTAACCATCCGTTGCAATCTGAAATTCATGATCTTTCAATAAAAAGATTTTATGTAACTGACACCGATATCCAACTGTCAAGTTCAACAGGAATTTCAAATTTAAAAGATGTTTGTTTTTATCTTCCACCATTTTTCTGTATTGATTCACCGATTAGAAAAATTGCTACTATTAATGGTGATAACGTGCCTATTGCTGGAGTTCCATACACTCCATCTATAGCGACTACAGGAATGACAACAACTCCTTTTAACGTTTCCATGGCATTTGGGGTTGATGGTCATTACATAAATACTGAGAATTTTTTAAAAGATTTTTCCTCAAATAGACACCCAAGACAATTGTTTTTATCTGCTTCTTTAGTTCCCGCTGGTTCAAACGTAGGTAAAACAGCAAACCAAATTTTGTATGATCAACCTTCAGTAAGAAGACGAAATCTTTCAATTTTGCCTTGTGATGATGGAAATTTTTATCCAAATTATGATGTTTTATCTTCAAAATCAATTAAAGTTGCAATCGGAGACGCTCTTAATGAATTTGTAGATTGGAATATTGATCCTTATAAAACTGCCTATGTAGATGATTTAGGAAATAAATCAGATGGATTTATAAACTTAAATTTTAGTGATGTTGTCTTTAGTGGTTCAAGAAAAAATGATCAATATTTTGTTACAAATAACCCTGCTGAAACTGAAAATAAAGAAAATACTTACGTAAATGATAATATTGGTTTTTCTCCGCTAAATCCAACCAAGAATCCAGTTGCTAACTTAAACTTCTTATTAACAACTTACCTTCCACTTGCGGCTTCAAATTTACAACGTTATAATGCGCCGGAAAGACTTTTTGTTACTCAAAGTCAAGTTCCATATTCTGTTTCATGGAAAACGCAAGATACATCATCAAATCAAGTTACCTTTTTTGATATTAGCAACTTGTTCTATGGAACAAGAATTTTACCCGGAAGTTTTACTTTAACTGATTCTGCAATGACTGGATCTGGCGGTGCAGTAAGCATTACAATTAAGGACGATGGTCAAGGAACATTGTATAGGGCAGATTCGCTAACACCACATTGTAAATGGAATTCTGTTGGAACGATATTCTATAACGAAGGAATAATCGCGATAAAGAGTCCTCACCTGTACTTCTTTGGTAAGGATCAATTTGAGATGTCTTTTAAAGGTGAACAAAACATACACGTTTTAAGGATAGAGGCCCTCGCACCAATGAATCATTTGAATTCATCATCAAATCCGACATATCAACAATTGCCTTCATCCTTAAGTGCAAATGAACCTGATCCCAATTACGTTTACATCACGGGAATCAATTTTCATGACGATAACCTTAATGTCATCATGAAAACTCAGCTTGCACAACCAATCATGAAAAAGTATTCAGATAAGATCATGTTCAAGGTAAAGTATGATTTTTGATCATGCCTCCTAAAACCAAAAGAAAAAGAAAACGTAAGAGTCGCTATCACAGGGGGACGCACGTTTCACCTATTGCGGGTGAGTGTAAGTACAGATCAGGTTGGGAAAAAAAATACATGGATTATCTCGATGCTGATCCAAATGTAGTTTCTTGGTCATATGAAAAACTTGTGATAGAGTATGTTTCTAATAAAAAGACGAAGAAGGTACGCAAGTATTACCCAGATTTTCAAGTAGAATACAAGGATGGCAAAAAAGTGATAATAGAAATCAAGCCGTCTCGTAAGTTAGGACAAGCCACAGTGGTGAAGAAGATTAGAGCCGCCAAAGAATGGTGCACGACCCACGGAGTGACCTATAAAGTGCTTACGGAAATAGAATTAAAAGATATGGGTTTGCTTTAAT